CCGCAGATGCCCCAAACCCCCAATGAGTCTCTTGCAGCTTGTTACCTATATCCTGGAGAGTAGGCGCCATAGCTGACAAGACATCAGCCAGAGTGCTGAACACCGCAGACCCTAAAGGCTCCAAGGCGAGCTGTGCGTTATTCTGAACTATCTGCCACTTCTCAGCGAAATCAGAAGTCTCACCGGCCACACCAAGAATAGTGTCATCAGTAGCGCCGATGGACTTCATCATGTCCTCAGCGCCGATCTTGCCTTGCTTCAGAGCCTCCACAAACTGGGTTGCACCTTTAGTGCCGAACAGCTTGCTAGCTAGTTTAAGCGCGGCAGCTTCATTACCTGACTGGATATAGCTACCAATCTCGCCAGTAACTCGCTTGAAGGCCTCCTTAGGCTCCTCGCCGGACTTAGCCAGCGTGGTCAAGCCCTTAGTCATGGAGGTCATAATCTGACTTGAATTCAAACCGGCTTTATCAAACGCACCGATCATAGCCGCTGTATCTTGGAACCCGAATCCAAGAGCCTTCATTGTAGGCGCAGCCTGAGCTGTCTTCTGAGCTAGATCATTGAACCCTAAACCAGTAGCCTGGCTGACCCTAAACAGATCATCCATAGCCCCAGGAATTTGCTTAGCCTCAAGACCAAAAGCGTTAAACGCGGCAGTCACCTTGCTGATATCAACGTCCTGGCCAAGCAACCGACCAGCCTCAAGAACCTGCTTAGCCACAGTCTCGAGGTCCTCGCCAGTCAAGCCCAGCCTCGTATTAAGGTCGGCTACCACAGGGGCGATCTTTGAGAACTCCGCTGGTGTAGTAGAGCCCACACGCTTGGCAACTTCGACCAGACCGTCTAAGACCTCACCAGTGGCGCCAGTACCTGTGCGTATAGTATCAGTGACCTCGTCGAAAGTCTCGCCGACCTTATACAGAGCGGCTCCGATACCAGCGGCCATACCAGCACCTATAGCCGCTAGCGAGCTTCCTTTCAGACCCTCAGCAAACCTAGTAGATAGCCTAGCTCCACCTTCCTTGCCAGCTTTATCAGAAGCCTCAGTTACAGCCCCAGTAATCTCTCCGACAATAGCTTCCTTGTTGCCTTTCATAGAAGGCACTAGCTGATAGTAACCTGTAGCTAGCTCAACAGAAGCCATTAGGCATCCCACCAATCATTGAATTCACTTAGAGGGATGGGGTCATACCCGAAAGCACGCTCATCATCCCTAATCTCATTTGGCCTTCGAATAGGCTTAGGTGGAGGCTCACTTGACTTGCCAGCACGCTGCCAGTTGGCCCCAGCAAGGACGTCATAGATGTTAGCTAGCATGTAGCCGTCTGTGGTCCACACGTAGCCTAGATCCTTAGCCAGCGGCCCTCCTGGCTCAGCATGGCTGACTATAGCCTGAAGGTCCCGCCAGGTCAGCTCATCTGTGCCAACCTGACGGGACCTCAAACCTAGCCCAATGAGCTCACGCTCTAGGGCTAGTGGGTGATTATGCCACACCCCCACTAGCCCTATTATTCCCCCATGCTGATTTCAGAGTGCTCTTTCCACGCCTCCATAAGCGCCATAAACATATCGTCGTCGAGCTTATCCGTGATCCCCGGGACGTAGTGCTCAAGCAAGTTAAGTTGGAAGTCAAGCAGATCAGAAGTCTGCTTCTGGGTTGGTTTCTTACCCCGCTCCTGCTGAGCCTGAATAGCCCCGGCTAGATCGCCCATACGCTTGCGTATACCCACAGGAAGTTTCTGAAGCGAAGGCAACTCATGAGTGACTTTAGACCCCGGCATACGGAATTTGAAGTTATCCGTAGCCTTAGGGCCGTCAAGCTGAAAGACCTTGCTCACGCTCCAGTCACTCCATCATCAGTGGCGATGTACAGGGAGTTACCCTGAGCATCAGGGTAGCAGGTCAGAGTCACAGGCAACTTGATAGCGTCACTAGCGGCGAACGTAATATCATCCGCCTCAGTGATCTGACCATCAGGCACCCAGATGATGATCTTAGCGTCGCCATCCTTCATGCGGAAGCACCAGGTCTTGTGGGGCAGTTCATCAGCGCGAAGCTTCATCAACAGGCGAGTACCCTGCGAATTAGTCTTCGGAGTAACAGTAACGTTGTTCTCCCCGAAGAAGTTCTTAGCAGAGCCCTCAGACACCTCGAGGTGAGACCACTTAATTGAACCCGAGAACTCACTCAAGATCTTCTTAACCACAGACTGAGACCAGTCTTTGATGTCATTAGTTGAGCGCTTAACCGACAGAGTCAGGCCAGCATCACTAACATAGCCCGAGTCCGTCATCTTAAGGTCACTCAGATTGAGATTATACAGATCAGAAGGAAGTGTAGTCACCAGAGTAGTAGTGGACAGAATAGCCCCAGTCACTGCCTGATCCGGACGGCCCGCAAGCACGTTCCTGTTATTAACAGCCATTAAATAACTCCTGCTAGAATAGTGCGGAATGTAAAAGAATATCGAGCGATCCCTGAGCCACCTGCTGATTGGCTGGAATCTGGATCATAATAAGGGTAAGAAACTATATCGACTTTATGGCAAGGGTACTTACCCATATGCCCATAATAGGGTCTCTCTTCAACCCAGTTAAGGCATTTAGCCGCCAAGTTAAAGGCTTCTGTGCTATCAGTGTTGTCCTTACCCCAGCATGTGACAGTAAGCTGGACCCTCACTCTACGAGGATCTAAGCGGGTACCAGAGCTAGTCAGCTTGACCACACACTGTCGAGTTCCTAGCTTGTCTGCTTGCTGCCTTACTGGGACTCCCTGTAGGTGTGCCCTCAAGCCCATAATGCAGGCAGCCTCAGCGTCAGGGAACTCAGCAACATACTTACCCATGAGTATAACTCCCAAACGCGCTAGTCAACGTCTTGTCGTCAGCCTCAGACTTAGCCCCGTAAAAGCTAGCCGGCCTCACAGTAGCCCTAGCTCGAGTCTGACCCACATAGCCCGACCACTCAAAAGCATCGTCACGGCCAGCATTGTCATTAGCCTGATCACATATCTTCTGGGCCATATCGTTTAGAACTGAAGCAACCTCAGATGACTTAAGCATTTCCTGGAACCCCTCATCGTGGAATTCAAGTCGCTCAAGCATCAGTCCACCGCCACAAGCTTAATTACCTGGTGACTAAGGCCTAGGTAATCATAAGACCACACACTGGGAACGCCTGACACTCTGTACACAGGTGTGGTCTTGTTAAACCATTCTCCCGGCGTACCTTTGTGGTCCCAGCTGAGGATGACAAGATCTTTAGCCTGTATGGATGCAGTCAGTGGCGCGTACACCGTGTACGTCCACTGACCATCGCCCTGCCTATCCCCAGCTAGCTCAGTAGCAGAGGGTTGCTGAATAGAGCAACCCTGGATAGTGAACTCTTTAGCCACCTGATCCTGAATCAGATTACCGCGGTCATCGTACTTGTCCTGTAGGCGAGCTACCCAGATATACCCATTAGTTAGAAAGGGAAAGCTCAAGGACGATACACCAACCTAAAGCCATCGAGTGCGCGCTTAGCATAAGAGCTCAATCGAATACCCCCACCAGGAACCTCAAACGTACTCGATACTGAACCCACAGCTGCCTGGTTAATACCTACAGGAGCAGTCCTAGAAGCTACAATAATCGACGCCATAACAACCTCCACAGTAGCTGGCAGTTCACTATAACCGTGAGTCATTGTAGCCTGTATAGCTCCCATAGCAGCAGGCAGTGGATCACTCAGCCTACACATACCAGCTTCAGACCATTCCTGGACCACACGCTCGTTACCGAGGTATTCGATCGTGGGCTCATCTTGAAGCATCAACGTGGGAAGCTTAATAAACCGCCCACCCTTATGATCTACCCGCTTAGTCTCAGTAATAAGCGGGTAGATATGCCATTCGCAGAATTCCCTAATAAGTCCGGAAGCCTGCCTAATAAGAATAGGGGCAAGGGGGTCATCCTTTTTGATGACCCCCTTACTTAGGGCTTCCAGAGTATCAGCCCCAATAAGATCCATGATCAGGGCTTCAGAGAGACCTTGCAGAAAGCCTTCGGCTGAGTGATAGTCAGCAGCTCACGGATCTCCATACGGACCACAGTCACGTCAGAAACGAACAGGTCAGCGTGAGCATTCGTGGCCTCGATCCTGACGCCACCTTTGCGCACCAGCATACCGCCGGCCTTGAACGCACCGACCAGTGCAGTGCCCTTAGCAATACGCGGGGAGATCACAGTGTTCAGACCCCACAGGCTAGGCACAACCTGCACCTGGCCGTTACCGTAAGCACCAGTGAAAGCACCGCCACCGAAGTACTGGCCGTTGCTGTCCTTAGCCAGACGCTGAGCAGCGTAATCCTCAGGGTTGATCACGATAGCGTCAGCAGGGAAGCCGCTCTCCTGAAGAACAGCCATAGCCCCTTTCAGGATACCCTCGCCGAACTCTGCCGTGGTAGCGGTCTTCTCGAGCTCTTTAGTCAGGATAGTGTTCTTCTGAAGAACACCCTGGAGCTGACCATTCTGGCCAGAACCGTTCAACAGCTGATTCTCTTCAGCAACAGCGATACGGTACACGCCACGCTGGTTAACGTGCGAGGCCAGCCACGCGTGATCCTCAAGCATTTCATCAGAGAACGCCAGGATACCGGTGATCTTCTTCAGCGCCTCGATATTCGTCTTCGGGTTAACGAAGTGAATATTGTTTTTCTTGGCACCCTGAGCAGTCGGGCCAGCGTCGCCCTCAACAGCGCTGTCCTCAAGCCAGGCCACAGCCGCGCTGTCCGTGTTACCCTGAGCGAACAGGTCACCGACATACAGCGGAGGCTGAGCGTAGTACGCAGCCTTGTCGTAATCAGTGTCGAACCCGACCAGGCTATCCCAAGTCAGGTGCCAATCCTCAGCGCCCTTGAACTCGGGGCCATTAACCGAGAAATTGTCACGGCCCTTGACCCGAGCAAGCTCAGGACCGAAGTGCTTAACGAAGTGGGCGCCCAGAGATTTGGCCTCGCGCTCAACTGCCACAGAATTTCCTTTCAGTTCATTGATAGCGTCCCCGTTACCCTCGAAGGACTTAATCTTAGCCACAGTGGCCTTGTACTCTTCCACAAGAGCTTCGGTGTCCTTACCCACAACACCGGACTCCTCAACGGCCTTAAGGCGACCCTTGATCTCAGCTGCCTTAACTCGCAGCTCCCCAATCCCGCTCACGCAAACAACCCCTTAATCTCAGCGAGGATGGACTTAGCCTGATCATCAGCTGGCTTGTCTTCAGCCGGCTTATCCTCCTCAGGCTTGGGATCCTCTTCATCCCCAACGTACTTTTCGAAAGCCTCATCTATGTGCTTGATGATAGGCTCCACAATCAGTTTCTCAATGTCTTCCGGAGTCATACCCGATTCTTTCTTAGATGACTTAACTTCATTAATAGCCGCCTCGGGATTAGCCGGAGCGGGGACCACAGACACCTCAAGCAGCGAGACTTTCTTAATATAAGTCACACCGCCCTTATGGTCTGCATCATTAACATAGAAGCCGAAAGACATGCGGTCAATTCGGCCCTCTTTCAAAAGCTTATATACGACAGGACCATTACCAGGACCATCAGTGTCGACCACACACCTGACAAGCAGTCCGGTGTCGTCTTCCTCAGCTGACTCGACATACCCGATGTTATTCATAGGGTCAGTGAGGTCATGCCCATAGAAGACGGGGATCTTCCGGCCTTCCCATTCTTTCAGGGTATCGGAGAAAGCGCCTTTCTCCATAACCTCACCGTAAGAATCAACATTACCGAATACCGAGGCATACCCTATGAAATAACCTGGCCCAGATTCTTCGGACTCTTCTGCTTTAACCTTAAACGACTTAGTCTTAATCGCTACTCCCAATCTATGCTAGTAGTGCAATTACAGTGAGCAACCTCAGCAGGATCATCGTCATCACCAGGGTACTTCATGCCGTTAGAGAATTCCTCATCCAGGCCCACACGCTCACCGTCCATAGCAGCGTGGGAGTCCCGAGCATTAGGCCCTGTGTGCCACGTCTTGGTGGCTGCGCCAGACTGCCTGCCAGCCTCCTGTGTGGCCCAGCCCATAGCCCACGTGACCATCGCCCCTGCCATACCTAGTGCAGCATCTTTCAGCCAGTGTTCAACAGGCTCGACAGTGTCCGGAGGATCATCACCCTCCATCGCCTGCTCCCACTCGTCCTGCTCATCCTCAAGCTCATCCAGGCTATCCAGAATCCCCTCTGAGATTCGCTCAGCTCGCTTCCTCAGGTACTTACGAGTCATGCCCTTGTCGTACGACTCATCCCTGCCCTCAAGCAGACGTCGACCTACCTCACTAGTAAGGTCTAGATCGAGGTCCATCAGGTCATTAGCCAGAGACTCATCTGCACTAGCCTTAGTCCTAGCACGGCCAGCCTTATACAGGCGCTTCCTGGCGTGAGCCTCAAGTACTGTGGTGTACCTCTTGACCCACGACTTACGGTCCACACCAAGCCCTCGGGCTTTAGTCCGTACCTTACCTGAGTTCTGGCCATACCCTGCCGGATCAACGCTCACATTCAGTGGGGTGATCAGGTCATCCCCACCATCAATAGCAGGAAGATTCAGCCGAGCTCGAGCCTCATTACGAGTCATGTACGCCGAGCCCACAGCCGACTGGAACCATTGTGCTTGCTGCTCGAAATCAGCTTGGAGTTTCTCAGCTACATTGAATTCAATATAGCTTCCTTTAGCCCCACCCATAATGGGAATTAGGAACGCATTAAGCGTAGATTCTATTTCAGCAATAAGCGGACCTAGCGTATCCCCATAAAGCATCTTACGGAATTCCCGAACATTGCTGTAATTAGCATTATCAAGAATACCGACCATTGTGGGGTTAACGTGGAATGCATTAGCTACCGTCGAATAAGCTAGCTTAACACCCTCAATGTACTGCTGATCAGTAGCTGAAAAATCAACCCTGTTGAGCGTCATGCCGTCTTCAAGGATAGGTGTGCCACCAGCACGCTTACCGCTACCCGTGTACTTCTCGTACCAGTCCTCACGGAAAGCCTCGCGCTGACCATCAGTCCATCTAGGTGCATCCACAGGACGCTGAAGAACAGCAGAGACCTTACCTCCACGAGCCCACAACTGCTGACGGTATTTGCTAGCCTGAATCTGCTCAGCCAGGACCTCTTTCAGACTAACGATCGTAGGTGAGCAACCCCCAGCATCAGCGGGGTGATACCCTCCGAAGTAGACCACACGACTAGCATCAAGAGTCAACTTCTTATCTGACTCGAAGCTAACCTCATGTGTGACCTTACCTAAATTATCAGACTTAGTCTGAACCCAGCTAGGGGGCAGGCGGTAGACTTCCCAGTTACCGTTCTGGCTCACTACTGGCCACCAGTAGGCCCTATCATAAAGGGCCTTATCCACAACGAGAGCATAGATCAGCTGATACAGAGTCATGCTCTCATTAGCTTTGGCGCCAGAGAGAAACCCGCCAACAGGGGACGAGGTATCCCTCAGTCTGCCCCCATCGCTCTGCTTAACGTAGGAATGTACGCCCAGGTGAGCGATGTTCCTAGCAAGGAATGTTACGACCGTCCTCAAATGAGGCTGAGTCTTGAATAGCTTAGCGGCTGAAACACCGGAAAGGTCGACCAGTTCAGTAGGGCCGACCTTATACTGCCGAGGCTCATACGTGGTAATGCCCTGAAGTCGGTTAAAGATACCAGACCAGAAACCCACTAATACACCTCCAATTCAATCCTGTAAACAGTATAGCACATTTCAAACAGACTCTAGCCCCGACACGCCGTACGCCGAGACTTTTGTTTTATGGAATTGCCACACATTCATAGCTGTGACTAGTGCAGCAACGCCATCAATCTTATCCCGCTTCTTTTGTTTAGCGGGTTTAATATTACCAGCAGGGTCCATAGCAGGACGGATATTGTCTATCTGCCACGCCATAAGAGGGTTACCGTCATGCTTAATAGCACCTCCCTGCATGACCAGCCTCTGAATCTCTTTCATAGGACCTGACATAGACACAAAACCCTGACGGACTTTCTCAAGCCTATATCCATCGGCCTGAAGGTCATTACTAACCTGCGTAGCATTCCACGGGTCGAACCCTATACACTGAACATCGTAATGCTTAGCGTCCTCATCAATCTGGGCTTTAACAAAATCGTAATCAGTGACATTACCTGGAGTCAGCTTAATTAGTCCACGGCTAGCCCACACCGATGCATTACGGTATGTGGCCCTGTCCAGTTCAGCTAGCGCAGCCTCAGGCAGGAAGAAGCGGGGCAGAATCTGATACGTACCGTCCTCGGCAGGGAACAGCCACACCAGTGCTGTGAGGTCAGATACCGCTGCAAGGTCAAGGCCGCCATAGCACTGCCTGCCCTCGACATCCAGCTTGTCCACAGCCCCCTTCATCCAGTCAGCCCTGCTGAGCCACGACTCATCCAGCCTGCCCCTGATGCCTAGATGCAGTCTCAGGAAGCTAGCCTTAGCCACAGGGTCAGTCTTAGCTCTGTCCGCAGTCGACTGCATGAATGCCCGTGACGGAGTTACGGGGTACAGCGGGTTAGCTTTAGCCCACGTCTCCTCAGACCAGGGGTCATCTTCAGGGGAAGCAGACCACACCACACAGAATGACCGAGGAGCTTCTACAACCCCCTTACATATGTTGTCTACTAGCTCTCTGCGCTGGTCGTACGGCGTGCCCACACTGCCGTCATCAGCTGTGGTGATCACCATCGTCAGAGGTTGCTCACGAGCGCCGGTACCCGTCTCCATAGCCTCCAGCAAGCTTAACGACTTATGCACGTGAAGCTCATCGCAAATAGCCCCGTGGAGGTTGGCGCCGTGCGCCAGGTCGCCCTTGCTAGACACTACCTTGATTACGCTAGACGTCCTATCCTGCTTGATCGAGTTATGCAGTGACCTGATGCCAGCTTGCTTCAGTAGTGGGCTATTGTCGACAAGTTGCTTTAGCGGCGTGAAACATGCGCCAGCCTGATCTCTAGAAGCAGCACCAATAATGACTTCAGCGCCACCCTCATGATCACCGAAAGCAAGGACCATAGCTAGTGCACTAGCCAGTGTGGACTTAGCTCCTTTACGTGGCATTTCAATATAGGCATCCCTATACAACCTCAGCCAACGCCCTAAAGAATCATCGTAGACTTGCCAGCCAAACAGAGGGGCCACAATGTAAGCTATCTGAACATTAGTTAGCTTAAGGGGCTTACCGGCCCACCGGCCCTTAGTGTGCCTTAATGCAGAAATAACCCGAAGAGCATGATCAACGCTCTTCGGGTTAAATCGCACTCGCATACCGTGGACCACACCTCCAGGATCAGGACATTTGAGGTGTGGTCCCCTTTCAGGTATATCTAGCTTCCTACTGACTAAATACTCTTTAATTTCATTAGGAATTACATTATCCATCATATTCTATTCACATAAGGAATGGGTTATCAGTGTCTTTATTCTTACCCGAATTCCTTGCTTTAGGCGTCCATCCAGCCTCTTTCATATAAGCAAGAAATGCCTGAGATTGTGACCTAAAGATAACCTCAGCTGGGTGTTTCTGCATTCGGTGATTTGGGTTATCTGTGACAAGTACTGAATCAGCCGAAATAACCTCATTCGACGCTTTTCTTGCGATAGCATAATGCCTACACATAGCCTCGATAAACAGTCCATCCATTTCATCGAGGTTATTGAGGACTTCTTTGGGCATCATACCCACAAGCTCGGACCACACACCTCGAAGAACCTCATTATTGGCGATTCCAGGAGGAATCTCACTAAAACGCTCTTCTTCGGTCAAAATAACACCTTCTTCCCAAACAGTGAACACTGTTCACTATAACGATCAACTACCCTGTATTTCACGGAGAGTTACCCCGACGCAGCTTTTTAATTGAATT